ACCAGCGCACTTCGGCAGCGGCAGCACCTCGGCAGCACCTCAGCAGCAACATGCCCAGCAAGAAGAATGGAAGAAGCGGACCCCAACCACACAAAAGGTGGGTGTTCACGCTGAATAATCCTTCCGAAGACGAGCGCAAGAAAATACGGGAGCTTCCAATCTCCCTTTTTGATTATTTTATTGTTGGCGAGGAGGGTAATGAGGAAGGACGAACACCCCACCTCCAGGGGTTCGCTAATTTTGTGAAGAAGCAAACATTTAATAAAGTGAAATGGTATTTCGGTGCCCGCTGCCACATCGAGAAAGCGAAAGGAACTGATCAGCAGAATAAAGAATACTGCAGTAAAGAAGGCAACTTACTGATGGAATGTGGAGCTCCTAGATCTCAAGGACAACGGAGTGACCTGTCTACTGCTGTGAGTACCTTGTTGGAGAGCGGGAGTCTGGTGACCGTTGCAGAGCAGCACCCTGTAACGTTTGTCAGAAATTTCCGCGGGCTGGCTGAACTTTTGAAAGTGAGCGGGAAAATGCAGAAGCGTGATTGGAAGACCAATGTACACGTCATTGTGGGGCCACCTGGGTGTGGTAAAAGCAAATGGGCTGCTAATTTTGCAGACCCGGAAACCACATACTGGAAACCACCTAGAAACAAGTGGTGGGACGGTTACCATGGTGAAGAAGTGGTTGTTATTGATGACTTTTATGGCTGGCTGCCGTGGGATGATCTACTGAGATTGTGTGATCGATATCCATTGACTGTAGAGACTAAAGGTGGAACTGTACCTTTTTTGGCCCGCAGTATTCTGATTACCAGCAATCAGACCCCGTTGGAATGGTACTCCTCAACTGCTGTCCCAGCTGTAGAAGCTCTCTATCGGAGGATTACTTCCTTGGTATTTTGGAAGAATGCTACAGAACAATCCACGGAGGAAGGGGGCCAGTTCGTCACCCTTTCCCCCCCATGCCCTGAATTTCCATATGAAATAAATTACTGAGTCTTTTTTATCACTTCGTAATGGTTTTTATTATTCATTTAGGGTTTAAGTGGGGGGTCTTTAAGATTAAATTCTCTGAATTGTACATACATGGTTACACGGATATTGTAGTCCTGGTCGTATTTACTGTTTTCGAACGCAGTGCCGAGGCCTACGTGGTCCACATTTCTACTGGTTTGTAGTCTCATCCACAGCTGATTCCTTTTGTTATTTGGTTGGAAGTAATCAATAGTGGAATCAAGAACAGGTTTGGGTGTGAAGTAACGGGAGTGGTAGGAGAAGGGTTGGGGGATTGTATGGCGGGAGGAGTAGTTTACATAGGGGTCATAGGTTTGGGCTGTGGCCTTTATTACAAAGTTGTCATCTAGAATAATAGCACTGGATCCAACTCCCCTGTCACCCTGGGTGATCGGGGAGCAGGGCCAGAATTCAACCTTAACCTTTCTTATTCTGTAGTATTCAAAGGGTATAGAGATTTTGTTGGTCCCCCCTCCCGGGGGAACAAAGTCGTCAAGATTAAATCTCAGCATGTCCACCGCCCAGGAGGGCGTGCTGACTGTGGTAGCCTTGACAGTATATCCGAAGGTGCGGGAGAGGCGGGCGTTGAAGATGCCATTTTTCCTTCTCCAGCGGTAACGGTGGCGGGGGTGGACGAGCCAGGGGCGGCGGCGGAGGATCTGGCCAAGATGGCTGCGGGGGCGGTGTCTTCTCCTTCGGTAACGCCTCCTTGGATACGTCATACCTGAAAACGAAAGAAGTGCGCTGTAAGTATT